CTGTCCAAGCCGGTCGCAACAATCAGATGCGCGGACTTCTCAATCAAGCCCGGAAGGATAGCAACTCGTTGCATTGGTCCTTCCGTCCCGATGGGGATATTTTCATTCAGGACGACGAGGGATTTTGGGTGATGTCTCCCGAGTGGAAAGTATGGTATGACCGGAAGAAGGCGAGCGACCGAATGGATGCCGAATATGCCATGAGGAAACTCGACAGAAAAATGCTTGAATCGTAGAATCTCCCAGTGGGAATAGTCAGAAAGCGAGTATTGATAAGCAAGCATCGAGCCGCCCCATTTGCCGGAACTGAAAAATCCGGTGGGACTTGGGTCCCGGGCGACTTGCAGGCTTCCTCTCGGAGTAGGTCTGCGTAGAGGCGGGACAGAAGCCGACGGGAGTGATACCCCGAGGGGCGTGTCGAGAACCTATGGGCTGCAACCCGTAGCCGCGACGCAGACGAAAGGGGAGGGGTCTGACTGCAAAGCCGGTTCAAGGTGAAGGACTGGGAAGGCGGATAGTGGGTTCAACTCCCACCTTGAGGGGCGCAACCGGAAGTGGGCATCAACCCGCAGGCGGACCTGCGACGGCCCCCGCACCCGGAACACCGACCTTCGGAGACAGGAGTCGCCCACCAATCTTCAAACACCTCAATTCCGGCCTCCCCTCGTGGAGCGATACGAGGACGGACGCTGGACCTGCACCGAACAATACCAAGACGAGTGGGTGCGCGGGGAGTGCGTGTCCTCGGGTGTGCGCGACTGCGCGAGCCGCTACGAGGTCATCGCCGAGTTCGCCAAGCAGTTCCAACGACCCTTCACTGTCCTCGACATCGGAGCCAATCTCGGCTACCACTCCTTCCGGCTCATGGAGGACTTCGACTGTATCTCCGTGATGATGGAGGGACCCGTCTATCACCCCCACCTGCACGACCTGACGGCTCGGAACGACTCGGGGGTGGTTCTCTACCATCAATGCACACAGGAGAGCCTACGCGCGCTCGCGGAAATCGAGCATTTCGACCTCGTGCTGGCACTGTCAGTAGTCCACCACATCGCGGGCAACGTGAACGAGACCTGTGAGGTCATCCGCGACCTTGGTGACTACGCGATTTTTGAAATCGCAGATGAGCGCGAGGCCTGTGGTCAGACCAATGTCCAAGGTATCGAGGTCAGTAGGGACTGGCAAGCGATAGGGAAGGGCAAATCTCACCTCGCCGATTCTGAGAGGACCATCTATCTGACTCACCGACCCAAGTTCAGGTTAGACCGTCGCTACTGGGAATGCGAGGAGCGGTCCACCATCAGAATCAAGTCGGATTTCGATTTCAAGACTCTCTCGTTTTCAGACAAGAACGAGCGAAGGGATTGGTTCGCTGGAATCAACCTCGCCACGTTCCGAGCCTACAACGGAACTTGGCCTACCCGAGCAGAACTGTGTGCTATGATTTCACTTACTGATGTCAGTAGGTTCCATGGAGATATTCGTCCGTGGAACTTCATCGTTGGTGGGAAGATTTTGCACCTCATCGACCGGGCTGACCCTCGACACACTGAGATTACAGATGACGCGATGTCGATTCAAGCCGTGTTGGATTGGTTAATGCGGTTGGATAGTCGAATGAAAGCAGTAAGATAACCGACCGTTGATAACGGTGGGGCGGCATCACCAGTCAGATGAGTCCGAGACCGACCCGCGTCCACTGGCGAAAGGGGACCAACTTCCGTGAGTGTCGAGCAGTGGGATGTCACAGTTATGCAGCGTCCCACACCGGTCTTTGCTACTTCCATTCTACCTACGGCTACGAACGACCAAGGAGAGATGAATGATGGAAGAAGAATGGAACCCCAATGAACACCCCGATTACACCGATGGATTGGACCCGGACAATGCAGAGTTGCAGCAGATTTTCCATGACATGCACATCAACCAGCCGGAAGAAAACAAGCCCAAACTACTGGTCTGTCCGCGTAGGTCCTGTGTGATTCACACGTTCAAAACTGGAATCTTCAATCATCGAGGAATCACCAAATGTCCAGCATGTGATTGTCCGGGGTTGGAGGTATGATACCGCGCTGTTTTTGTCATCAATGCCATCATGAACTCGTGGTGAAATGCGTGTCCAAGACGATGTTCCCATCGGCTCTCATCGCCAAATCTTATGGCCCGAGATGGAAGCGATTGTGGGATGCCCTCAAGCGCAGAGAATTGCCAGTCAATATTTACTGGATTTACCCCTGTCTCGTCTGCACCAATAGTGGTGACAATCTTGCTCGGAGGGAATCCTGATGCCGTGGATTTGTACGGCATGTGGACGGTCTTTCAACGCCCCTCAGACTCGCCGTCCTCAGTTGCCCCAATGCACTATCATTCGGGGTCGCTCCTGCAACGTGTTGTGGAGGGATGTCTGATGTCGAAGAGAACTCTCACAACAGAGATGGTCAAGGCTGGCTATCGCTCTCGGGCAGAGGCGCGGAAGTTCTCGCGTCGGGCAGTCATCACACTGGCTCTGCAACACATGGGCGATGGTGAGTTCACAGCCGAGGCCGTTGCATATTCCGTCAGGGAGTTGGAGGCTACTCCTGAGTTGGCTCTGTGCGGGACCCAAGGCCCCAGTCGGAAGCGGTGGGCAACCGACGATTTCATCCGGCATTCTCTTCGATATTTCGTAGCCAATGGGACCATTATCAAGATGAACGATGGCAACCACAAGGGTTCTTATCTCATGGCTGACGACGGAAGAAATCCAACTGGGGTGACTACATGACTGATGATGTTGAACGGAAGTGTGTGGTCTGCGAGACCCCCATAGCAGCCTCGGCACATGCGACGCGAATCCTCTGTCATAACAAGGCGTGTTCTGACATGCGGAAGAAGACAATACGCATGGTCAAGCAGGCGAAAGCAAGAGTGTTGGCGGGTCCACGGCTCTGCCAGTCGTGCTTGGAGATAGGGGTGGAAACCAACATCGACCATCTGCACCCCACTCACAAACACTGCCTTGGGCCACTATGCACCCCCAGTGAGAGAATGAGACGAAAGAGACCCGGGTGGTCTTTGGACCGGTCGTGTCTCTTCTGTGGGGACCGTCTTCCCCACTCGACACGAGTCAATCGGAATTGGTGTGTCAATCCTGTATGTGTGAAGAAAAACGAGCGGTTCAAACAAGGTAAGCCCTTGGTCAGACCGACCGAGATTCGATGTCAGGTTCACAACTGCAAGGTGATGCTGCCGGTGCATCCGAAGGGTCAGATTCCAAAGCGATGTGAGTATCACAGGAAGTTGCACCATGCGAAGTATTTGCGAAAACTCCGAGCAAAGAAAAATGGTATGAAGACCTCGTGGAGCAAGTGCAAGGTAAAGGGATGTAAGCGGAAGGTCCGGCTGGGTAAATATGCAGGCGCAGGAGCGAAGCATGACCTCTGTTCCAAGCATTACAAAACGCGGCACGAGGGCTACTACTACTACGATTGTGAGGACTGTGGGAAGAAGTTCAAGGTCACTGATTTCAAAGGTGGCTTCAAGCGGAAGCGATGTGTGCCTTGTGCTGATGAACATTTCAAAACATCCCGACATGCTCCGATTCATCCATCAGGCAAAAATCTCCACGAGAGGCAGATGGAACACTGGCTCGACTGGGCTTGGATGAACTGCATGAGTCCTCGATACTACGTCGTTGAGACACAACGGGGATTGGGGAAGAAGACCGACGGCACATCTCCGAGACACGCACATCGAGGGAAGCACGAGCAACAAAGGGGTATGACTACGGCCAATGTTTTCAAGAAGGTCAAGGGTGAGAAGAGGCCGGAGAATCCACGGAGAATCCAAACTCAGGTGAGTTATCACAACCTCAAGAACATGGAACATGACGACCTCCCTCAACGCCCCCTCAAAGACAACATCGGGGCCATCGCCATGCACACACTCTTCGCTGATTGGAGGGAACTCATTGGAAGACGAGAAGGACCCACTTCACGCGACTTGACTGGGCCGGAGACGAAGGGAAGGGCTGGCCGAGTGACGGTAGAAATTCTCGATTGTATTACCTCGTTCAAGGACCTCTTGGAGTTCATGGAAGAAAGGTCTGTCCTACCTCCTCGTCACGATGATGCCGACATGCCTGTGAGATTCAAAGAGTCACGCTACGCTACCGAAGAGGACGGGCGTGTAATGTTGGACCCGGTATTCAACAAATTGCATGGTCTTGATGAAGAGGAATGAAGAGGCGAATCGCCTTTTCCTGATACGCATTTGATTTCCCTCTGACGCCAGTGTATCGAAGTTCCATTTCGTATCTTTGCAGAACAAGTTGGAATCGGAATAACAACTCCGGGCTACTTTTCACCTACTGACACCAGTAAGTGAAAGAGTGTCAAAATTGACCAAAAAATCTGCTTGTCATTTAACTGGAAGTGATTGTAGTCAGATAGCGACCAAAATCGGGTCTCAAATCATCATAGATACTGAGGTCGATAACTCCCGAAGGGGGTGTTTCGGACTTCATATACTCTCGGAAACAGTGAGGTCGGAGGGGCCGCCCGGTGGGTTAATCTCGGTGGGGGTGCTGACAATGGCATGGAAGATGATGGGGCTATGCTCAAGAACCAGCCCGAATCGTCTGTCCCTCCAATGGGAGTGGCCGCCTTCTTACTCCGAGAGTCCGAAGTGGACGGGCAACCATTCCTCCAAGTTGTGACAGACAACATTGACAATCGCCATGAGGTTCTCCTACTCCCGCGTGAGAAGCACACCATTGGAAGTCTCATCCATTTCCTGAACATCCTCGGGTTCCATGGGGACATCGTTCCCTGCACAATCATGGGAACGCAGATGGACACCTCCGCGTGGCGGGTGGATTACGACCCCGATGGAGAAGACATCAACGCCTACCGTTTGACGGTCACTTGATAACGGTGGGGCTACCTCATTCAGAATAAGCCAAACGTCATCCAACGGACTACGACATCCCATCTCCAACCGTCACAGGTAGAGAGTTCTTAGTCCGGGGGGGAGAGGGTTTGGCCCGGGCCTCAATTCCCACTCATCCTCTCCCCCCGAACCTCTTTCAGTGTGGGGTTGATAACGGTGGGGCTACCTCATAGGGGATAAGTCAAGGATAACATCCAACGGTTAGCACTCTCGGAAAGTCATCGCGGCCACCGAGGGATGGATAGCCGTGGGGGTGGGGGCCTTGGCCCGGGTTGTTTCGCCCTTGTTGTCCCCCACCCCCGAACTTCATTACGGTGGGGCGCGTGGCGTAGGCTCATGGACTACATCGAATCTTACGACCTCCCATTGACGATGCCACCCAAGGAACTCGGCATGAAAATCCAAGCCATACTGTTCGCCAACCCCGGACAAATATTTTCTATGCAGCGAGGAGGGAGTGGATTTGACCGCATCATCATCCAAGTCAAATGAGACCACCCTTCGGAATCCCCTCAGTGTTGAACATCTACTCAGAGTTCAATCCATCTACCGAGAACTCCGGCACGAACGTCAGGAGATTTTCGGGGGCCTGCCCTTCGGGACCCGGTGGCTTCGCTTTCGCTATCTTCGGGCTGGCACAATACGCACACTCGCGCTCGCGCAGTTCGCGCCCGATACGCTCGCTATCCACCGAGATGCTTTCGACTGGTCCAAGCCGTTGCTCCTCAAGGGCCTCCTCCATCACGAATTGCTTCACTTCGTTCTCGGTCCGTCGATGGGACATTCCAAATTCTTCCGAACCATCGAGAGTGACTGGTCCCAGTATGTCAATTACCAAGAGGAGAGGAGATATTTCGTTCGTTCTGTCGAGGAGGCTGCAAGGGATGAGGGCCGATTGTGGAAGTATGTCTGTCCAAACTGTCATGCGACCTACCTGCGCGCTCGCCCAATGAAGCCCGAGTCTGCCTGCTCCAAATGCTGCAAGACACTCAATTCAGGGGTGTGGTCAGATTCCTTCACCTTGATAACGGTGGGGCGACCTCGGACAGATAATGGCGAAGACGAAAGCCCAACTGAAAACTGAGACTCGGGAGAAAATCCAAGGTCTCTTTGAAGCCCAAGGATGCACTGTGGAAGAGAAGACGGCTGGCAACAAATACCTCGCTGTCTCCCTCCCTGATTCCAAACAACGTATTGCCGCCATCTACGGGTCCCTTGGTGGGGCCGCAAGTGTGTGGCTCAAGGAGGCCGCGTGGGATGACCTCAGAGGTCACATCAAGGACCCCAGCAAACATCGGGTCGAAGACGTAGGGGACTTCCGTCGAGGATTCCAGTGGGCTGTCCACTTCGATGGTCCTGATGACCCTCTGATTCATGGAGCAGTGGAGTGTGCTGTGCGCGCTGGTCGGAACCGGTGGGACAAGACCCAACACAGACGCGCCGAAGACGCTCGCAGGACGAAGGCCGCCGCCGAGCGGAAGGTCCAGCGAGATGCCAACAAGCGCGACCCTTGGGCAGTCACCAAGTAATCAGAACCCCGGAGGGTCAGAAATCGGAGCATTGATAACTGAGGGGCAACCTCATCAGGTCGATGGAAGCATTAACACTGAACGAAATTACCCCAATGCACAGGCTCGTCTACGATGCAATCGACGGCCTGATGTGGGACGGGGGAGCAACGGACAGCGAACTCTTGGATGCCTTGGCAGGCACATTCGCTGGCGGCTCCACTTGGATAGACATAGCAACGACCGCCTTGACCATTTGGGGCTACATAGACTCCGAAGAGGACGAATATGGGACCATGGTCTACACAACCAATGGGGTGTCCTGCTGATGTGCAAGACCTGTGAGACCAACGGCTTCTACTGCGTCATCCACGGATTCATCACGAACGACAGCCCCGCCATGGGGACAAAGACCTCGGATGGTGAGGCGTGATGGGGATATGCAACCGGACTATGTGCAAGAGGCGGTCATTCAAGGTGGGTGAGATATTCCATTACGATGGACTTGGGGTCGTCTGCTCTGACTGTTGGGCGAAGGCGGCGGACGGTGAGGCCTGATGGCGCAGCCGACCCCAGCAGAGGAGTCCGAGCGCAGAGCGCACCCGGACATCGTAGCACTCCAAGACGCCCTCGATGACGGTAGGGTCGCCACCCGGTCGGAAGGCTTCGCGAAGGACCTCATCGGCAAGTTCGTGTGGAAGGGCCATCTCTCTCCGAAGCAGTGGATGTGGGTTGAGAAACTTGGAGCCGTCGTGGAGGAGCGGACCGAGACCCGCGCCGACTCACTCAGGGCCGTGAAGGACACCCTTGAGGACCGCGACAAGAAGTTCGCCGGGAGCCTGCTCGGGCAGTGGGACGCGAAGGGCCGCCTGTCCGACAAGCAGTGGGCGTGGGTAGTCAAACTCACCGACAAGGCAGTGGCTACCCCAGCCGGGTCCAAGGCCGCCGCCAAGAAGCACAAGAAGTCGCCCAAGACCGCTCCCGCTCCCCCCGTCGTCATCGACGGCTACGAGGGGGTGGACGAGTTCTTCTCCCGTTCCAGCGCGACGCTCAAGCAGGCCAAGGTTCACCTGTTCTCCAAGGACAACATCACTCCGGAGGAAACGGTTCGTGAGCGCGGTGAGGGGGATGACCGATACGCCAAGGTCTACACCCCCTCGTGGCACGAGGTAGTGGTCAGGACCAAGCGCAGGGCCAGCGAGGACTCAGACACCCTCTACGTCTACGGCGAGACCAAGAAGGTCCTCGACCGCGATGCCAGCCTTGCCCTACGCAGGGCGTGGAAGCAGGAGCAGAGGGACGAGGCCACTGCCAAGGGCAACGGCGACCCCTTCGCTCAGGCGACATGGGAGTTGGACGAGAACAAGAACCCCAAGGATGGTGCATGGCACACTGGCTACCGCAAGGATTTCGACTACCACAAGACTGGCAAGAAGCGATACAGGTCCTACCGCACTGAGAGGACGAAGCCACTGACCCGAGCGGGACCCCTCCATTCCTATCGCCTCGGAACGTGGCTCGGGGACGGTAAGCGACCCCCGAAGCCCCTCATCTCCCAGTCCGGTGGTGGATTTTACGGGACCATCGACAGGACCACCTGCAAGTTCTACCCGACCAAGTTGGCCGAGTCCAAGGACGATGTCATGTCGGTCATGGAGCAGTTCAGGATGGACCCCGTCGAGGCCACAGTCAGGCTGGGCAAGAAGGGCGGACGATGCTCCTTCTGCTCCAAGGGCCTGACCGACCACCGCTCGACCTCCCACGGCTACGGCCCGACCTGCGCCAAGCACTACGGCCTGCCGTGGTCCAAGGACACCGCCATCGAGATTGAGGACTCCATCGACAAGGAGGTCAAACTCCGACTCATCCAAATGCGCCCCGGGGTGTGGGCCGTCATCGACCTCGACACCAATGAGGTCATGATAACCTACGACAACCGCGAGGCAGCAGAGGCAGCCTGCACCGTAGAATGGGGCGAGGATGTCATCTACGTCCCTGACAATGATTGATAATGGTGGGGCAAACTAACAGATTCCGGAAGTGACAAAATGACGATAACAACAACGCCGAGCATATACCGAAGAACAAGCACAACGACAGACGCCATGAGGAAAGTGATGAACGGTCACAGCCTCATGATGAAGGAGGATTTCCTACAAGGAGTCCGAGATGAGATACTCGCCAACGGCGGCAAGTGCAGCATCGACTCTCTCAGGTCTAACGCCATGAAGAAGGCGAGGCTCGACGCCGCAGAACTGGGGAAGGTCTCCATCAACGGCACTGACTACATCATCGTCAATCCCCCGGGGATGGACGTTGTGGGCCTTGTCGCGACGGCCATCGAGGATGGCGTAGGAACGGCTGTGGCAGAGTCTCGTGTACGAAAGGCAGAGGCGGTGGTGGACACCACCTACGAGGACCTCTGCCATGCACAGGCCGCCCACGAGCAGGCCAAGCAGAAACTCTACGACGCCTCGGTAGCGAGGGGCGACGACATGTCCTGCTTCGACCCAACGAAGAACGGCCCATTAGCGAACCATGGCTTTGGCCTCGCAGACGAGGTATATCGAATCGAGGGGGACCACATCACTCGCCTCGACAAGTTGCATGGCATTCCCAATCACGACGAAGAGGAATGAGTATGGCAACCTCCAAACAGATGGGGTTTGGTCGCTATCGTTATTTTGATGGCGTCCAATTTGCACTCTGCTTCCATCGGTCTCCTCACATAGCGACCAAGGAGTTCCGCGACAGGGCGACGTTCCACTATCGGAAGAAGGGATTCCGAGTGCGCTGGGTCGAGGCTCGCAAGTCAAACTCACCGAGGCAAGAGAATCGGTGGGGTTTCTACTTTCGACCGACCGACGAAACTCTTCTCCGCAACTACGGACTCAGGTGATACTGGTGTCGATACCTCGCAAACTGGATTGTCGAATCTGCAACAAACGATTCTCAAACGAGATTCGGAAATCCGGCATCGCGGTTGTCACTTGCCCCGCCTGCCGGGACGAGATGAGGGCGACCGCCATGGCCGCCAAGAAAGCCGCCAAGAAAAAGCGGTAAAATCTGTCTGAAATCAGAATCTCAATAAACTCTGTTTAAGCGACTTTGTGCTATCGGTGGTAGTCAGAGACCCCAAAATGGTTAGACGCGCTCTATGGCCTCTTAGAATGGCCGTAAATGGTAAAATCTCATGCTCCAAACACTTTGATTGTTGGCAGGCCGCCTTCATCCATGAATCTCTGAGCCAATCGTGCGTAGAGGAGAGCGTGGAATGCGTGGTCATCTCCGTCCCTTCCGAACTTGGTAAGTTGCTGGCCTCTGACCTTCCGGTCCGAAGCCGCATCCTCCTCGGCGGAGGAGTTGAGAGCGCACCATTCATGGAGGACCCATTCCAACTCGGGGGTGTTGTATGGCAGTGAGACCTCCCCTCGCTTGATGGCGTCGAGAGTCTCCTCGATGTAGGTCGTCCGGTCCACGATGCACATGTAGATGAGGTTCCGATTGTTGTCTCGCTTCTTGTAGTCGAATGGGGTCATCGGTCGAGACGAGTAGTAGCAGGACCGGACGCGCTCCCCGAACTCTCGCTGCAACTCCTTCACTTGCCTCGCTCCGAATCCGATGTCGCAGACCACCGAGGTTGAGTTGAATCTGAGAATCAAGTCTCTGAGCCGAGCGACCTCATCCATGTTATCGTCGGCTCGACTGTCCAGTTTCAGAGCATTGACAATTTTTCCATCGGGGGTCATGATGACGACGGTGGTCCGACTTCCCCAATCGACACCCATCACCGTCTCGTTTGGAATCCGAACTTCTGAGAGGATTGACCTACTGGCGTCAGTAGTTGTCATCGCTTCGTCAAATGTCAGAGGTTTCATCGCTCCGGCAAAGAACTCCCCGAGAACCTCGTTGGCAAATCGGCGTGGGGTGTAGGTCGCCTTCTTCTGAGCGATGTCCTTCTTGGATATGCTGGGGTGCATCTTCTGATGGATATGGAATCCGAGAATCCCGTCCTCGCTCTCCCCATGGACCCAGTGGTCGCCATCCCATTCTCCCTTGGTGGAATTTTCCCACAACTTCCAAAAATCCGAACCCTGCTCTCGGGCGGTTCCACTGATGACCGCCCATTTGTATTCCGAGAGGGCCATCATCTCGGTTAGCATCGGTAGGACATCGGCTCCTGAATCCTGATATTCGTCAATGCAGACCATGTCAGCCTCGATACCCAACAGGCCGTGGGCATCACCCCAGTTGGAATAAGCGTAGAAGTGGTTCAGAGATTTGGCTCCGACATCGAATGTCTGATGGCTGATGGAGTTCTTCACTCGGGACTTCCGTAGACAGCCGTTGTTGATGCTGGACATCAGCGCGCCGTTGAGTCTCTCGTCCACGAACCTCGTCACCTGCGGCTGGCGTGGGGCCGTGTAGACCGCATTGAAGTAGGGTATGTTCAGGAGGGCGTAGAGCAGGAGATTGCAGAGGGTCTCAGTTTTCTCCACCTTCCGACTGCACTTGAGTAGAATCATCTTGGTTTGGCTGTTCTGCTGGCGTGAGTCTATCTCGCGGTAGATGGGGATGAGGTAGGGCCGCTCCTCAAGGCTGAATGGATTTCCGTCGATGGTTCGGAAATACTGGGACCATCGGTCCGGGTAGAGGGCAATCTCCCGAGCCTGCGCCATGGAGAGTCGGGTCTCGATTTGGTCACTCACTGACGAAAGCGGAAATCCGAGGGTGCATCACTATTGCGAGTTATCGGCGTCAGTAAGTCAGGGTCTCTCGCGCACACGCGCGCCCGAGGCTCGGAATCAGTTGTCGTCATCGGTGGTGTGAACCGCCGAGGTCGTCGCGTAGCCCCTGACGTAGAGGTCCACGATGAGGTCGCCCCTCTTGTTGGAGGCTTGGTTATACCATGACTTTGCTTGGTCGTCAGTGGTCTTGAATTTCTTGAATCCGAACTTGTGGACACAGGCGTTTCCGACCCACATCCCAGCGTGGGTCCCGTCCGCTCTTTGGGCGAGGACCGGGTAGGTCCCGGTCTTGATGTTGTTCTTGTTGCAGGCTTCGCAGTCCGCACCGTGGTAGCGGGAAGTGAAGTCAGTGGCGGAGGGCCATGCTGCGTAGTGGACGTTGCACATCACATCGTAGTGCATCTTGCGGACGTAGCCAGTGGAGTTGGATGCGTAGATTCCAGTTCGGCGGTTGAATTGCCTGCGACCGTTCGCGCAGTTGCGGCAGGGCCACTGTCCGAGGCTGCGGAATCCGATGCTGCCTACAAGTTGCCTGTCGCGGTTCTTGAGGACGTTCCAGCGTGTGTCTCCCTCATACTCTCCGTTCTCATCTCGGGTGTAGCCGGTAAATCCCATTTCCTTGGTCGAAGGTAGGCCAGCCGCCTCCCACATCTCATCAATCGAGTAGACTGTCATGTCGGTCCTTGGCCCGGTGTAGTCGGCCTCGGTGGTGTAGTAGTCGTAGGTGTAGCCGTTGCCTCGGCACTCCCCACACTTGCAGGGGAGCATTAGGTCTCGGGTCTCTGTTCTTACGGTGAAATCGCAGACTCCCCAATCTTCTGCCTCAGTCCCCATCTGAGAGATGGTCTCAGAGGTTTTCGCGCTGTGTCCGGTGCGGCTCATAGAGCCGCACTGGAGGCTTCCCCCTTATCAATGTTTTCCGAATCTGACGCCTTTTTGACCTCAAAACGCGAGTTTGTGATTGCGCCGACGCACTCAGGGCAACAGGCTGCCGAGGACGGGAAGACCCCATGTCAGTAGGTGAATGAGAGCGCACTGGACTTGACCGTGAGCGATTGCGTAGGCTCGGATTTCTGCATTCCATAGCGACATCAAAGCATTCAGCAAGAAGTGGTTGTCGTAGTAGGCGTGGCTCATGTTTGGGTTCCGTCGGTAATTTGCATATCAATGCTTCTGAATCTGACTACTTTCAAACTGCCACTTTACCCCGTCTGTTGTGATGGTGTTTCGGCGTCACCGGTGACTTCTCACCATTTGCGACTTACTGGTGTCAGTAGGTCGGGTCTCGGTCTTCGCAAAATTCTCAATTCCGATTTCGTCAATAACCACCCATCCGAAATCGTGGACCATCCGAGGGAGACCCGAATGGAAATAGCAGGCGTAGAACTGGAAGCATGGTTGGCACTCGCAACCGTAATCATGGCGGCGGCGGTGTATGGTCTCAAGAAATATCAAGCAGCAAAAGCCGATGGCAAAATCACACTCTCTGAGTTAATTGCCGCCATCGAAGACCCCGCTATGGAATCTCATGCAGAGGATGTCTCGGCTGCACTGAGCGAGGTCAAGAAAAAGAAAAGCGAGTGAGGTGGATGGCTAACAATGACACCTTGCTGGCACTCATCTCGGAGACGCGAGACGAAGTTGCAAATCTAAGGGACAACCACCTTCTGCATTTGTCAGAGGATGTGGCTCGGATAGTGACGGATGTCGAAGTTATCAAGGAACGACTCAAGCCAATAGAAAGGCATGTAGAAGATATTCAAGGTATTATCAAGGCCTATGCTCAGAAGGGCGTCCTGATGGTCGTGGCAGGGGCGACCGCAGGTGTGGGCTATGTGCAGATGGGGTAGAGCAACATGGACGACGCAGAAGAGAACATCATCGAGGAGTTGAATGCTCGGTTCCAAGAATTGAGAAGTCTCTTGATTACCATAGGTTCAGTTCTCGCCATGTTGATAGCAGGACTCAACGAGATTGGTTTCATCGACTTCGCTGTCGATTCACTCGTGGACATTGTGAAGGATGACCCCGAACTGAATCCATACTTGAACGACTGTCAGGAGGATTGGACTGTGATTGAGGACTCATACTTAGTCGAGAATGCGGTCACTCTTAACGTCCGGTTTGCTGACGCCAGTCTATGCTCCTACCAACACAACGGGACCTACGCGGTCAGTGCCACAGACGGGAGAATCAGATGGATAGAGAACACTTCAATTCGGAATAGCGGAGTCTTCTCCAATACGTTTTCTAATCTGTCAGACGGCGACTACTGGTTCCTCTACGAATACACCTCACCCTACATGAGCGTGGCAGGGTCCGTGTGGTATTCGGTTGAGTCTGATGGATTCGACGAGGATGTGAAGGTCTACGGATGCACCGACACTAACTCCACCAACTACGATACGAATGCGACAGACAACGATGGGTCCTGCGAGTATGAGGAGGAGGTCTACGATGACTGCTATGCTACCATCTACGATGCCTACTCCTATTGGGCTGACAACAACTCGTCCATCTATTCTGACTTCGATGTGGATTGGAGTTGTGACACGATGGCAAACGTCACTGTCACCGTGGAGATTTGGAATGAGATGAACACCACACTCTACCTATCGGGGTCAGTAGCATACGAAACCAACTACTACGATGTCGATTACCAATTTGCAGATTTCACGAATGTCACCGATGAAGGCATCATTCCAACTGCCAACTGGCGCAGTCGCATCCAAGTCACCCACGCGGACGTTGTTCACGATGAGTGGTGGGTGTTGGTGGAGTAATGGACATCCCACATGGTCTACATGATGTCTGTTGTTTTTTCCTCCTGATGGTTTTCGCTGGCGCAGTGGTGGATTGGTTTCAGACTCACAGACAACAGAGCCGTCGGAAGTTCTGACGGTTATGGTGAAGAACCGCATCTCATCTGAGCATCGACATGGCGGAGCGCAAGCGGGGATTTTGGCAACGTCTCCGAGGTCGGGCTGACCCCGCAGACACGGCAGAATTGAATCGAATGTTGGCTGGGACCACTGGGAGTTCCGATGGTTTAGACTGGGATGGGAAGGCCCTTGCCTCCCTGTCCAAAATCGGTGTAGCCAGTGGGAAGAAATCCAAGGCCGGGAAGGGTCTGAACACCGAGGTCTCCTTTGAACTCCTCCGAAAAATCTCCTTGAAGTCTGAGGTGGTGAACGCCATTGTCAGGAGGTGTGTCGATGACACATTATCCAATGGCTACGAGTTCGTTCTCGCCGAGGGGAAGGAGAGTGGGGACGAGAGACAGTTGGAACGTATTCGCCAGTTCTTCACAAGCCCCAACCCTGATGACATGGGAGACGAGTGGTTAGAGTCCCTCCTCTATGACCTTGTCCTGTTCGGCAACGCCTACTTGGAATTGGATGGGTCAGCCGACTCTTCTCGCGAGGAGGGACAAGACTGGGTGTTCGGTGGGGAGTTGGTCTCGTTGTGGCCTATCGCCGCCGAGACCATGAAACTCATTCCAGCGAGGCAGACACCCAAGCCACCATCCATGGCCTATATTCAGAAAATCAATCGAAAGACTCGTCGATTTACCTCCAACAAAATCATTCACATCTGCAAGTTCAAGCAGGGCGATGGCTATGGAGCCAGTCCCCTAATTCCCCTGCTTGAGACCATCACTGGGCAACTCAACCTGTCCAATTACATGAACGCCCTCTACACTGGGACTCTGCCCAAAACCATTCTCAACGTAGGGGACATTTCCAACTCAGAGATGAAGGCCATGTTGGGTCTCATCGAGCAACAACTGGCTGGTGGGAAATCCCCCTTCGGACTCATCGCCATCAACGGTGGTGCGGGCTTCAACCTACACCGTCTGATTGACTCCACGAGGGAGGGCGCACAACTTGACATGCTCTACTACTATCGAGAGGAGATATGCGCCGTCTTCGGCATACCCCCGATGAAACTTGGTTGGGTGCAGACCGGGAAGTTGGCGAACCCCGAACAACAACTCGATGCTTGGTATGATGTCGTGGATTCTTTTCACTCTCGCCTGTCTTCGATGATTAACAACAACCTCATGCCCCTGTTGGGAATTACTGACTGGGTGTGGAAGTTCGTCAGCATCAGACCCTCCCGAGAAGCGGAGCGAGCAGAGACTCTCAAGGCTCGCGCCGATGCCGTCGCCACCCTTCGCCAAGAGGGAGCCATCTCCATCAACGAGGCGCGGGAGATTCTCGGATTCGACTTCATCCTCATGGACGATGCGAACGACCCGTTCTTCATCAGCCCCAAACTGCAAATCAACCAACCCCAAAGTCCC